TGGAGGCAAGCGGTCAGGCTATGGAGGGTGGTGGCTTCCCCATCAAGACCATCAAGGACCTGCGCAACGCCATCCAGTCCATCGGACGTGCAAAGGACCCAGCAGCAGCGAAGGCGCACATCAAGACCCGAGCCGAGGCTCTGGGACGCACCGACCTAATCCCCGACAACTGGAAGGGCGCTGACGCTGACCTAGCGAAGGCTGACGACATGCAGCACGACGCAGCCGAACTGAGCGCCATCCGCCTCGGGCTCATCAACTGCATCAAGGCTGAGCTCGACGAGATGCTCGCAGGCGACGAGAACGAAATCTGCGACGTTCGTGAGTTGCTCTGCACCCTCGAATACTTCCTCTGCTGGTGGACTGACGAAGCCTCAGAGAACGAAACCCCTGCCCCATTCACCGGATGGGACACCGACGACAAGGATGATTCAATGGCTTATGTAGCACTCGGCGTGAGCGCCGACCTCATCAAGACCGCAACCGCAACCGCCGCCACTGACGAAGTGAAGACGGAACTGCGCAACGAGATCGTCAAGGCGCTGGGCCTTGAAGAAGTCATGACGGCGAAGGCTGAATTGAGCGAAGCGAAAGAGGAGATTGCTCTCCTGAAGGCTGCGCTCGACGAAGTGAAGTCAATGGCTGCACCTGGCGGGCCTGCACTCCGTGCAACCCGTGAACAGACCAGCAAGTCAGCAGCAGTCCTCGCTAACGAGGTGGAGGCCATTCGTCTCCGCAACATCGCCTCGCAAGTGACCGACCCTGCACTCCGCAACGCCTACCTCGAGAGCGCCCGTGCTCTTGAGTCCAACTAACAGAAAGAAGATACAGCGATGACCATCGCCGCTCCTTCCCTTGACCAGATGTTTCACGGCCTGCCAGCCGATGAGCAGGTCAAGCGCTTTGAGGCTTACAAGTCAGCCCTTAGCACCGTCCAAGCCCAGACGCTGAACTCCGCTCGCCGTGGCGAGTTGTCGTTCACCCCGACTGTCGGCATCACCAAGTCCGTCTCTGCCGCCTCGAAGATTGAGGAACTGAAGACGGAAATCACTAAGGCAGTCTCGGGCGACCAGCTCGCTGCTGTCGAGTCCTCGCTCGCCGGCCTCGCCGACCTGCAGAAGGACCTCACCCTCACCAGCCCACTGAACTCGACCATCTCGGGTGTCTCGGGTCTCGTGCCCTACAACCTCGACCCTGTTCTGTCGTTGCTCATCCCGAAGGAACTGTACCTTCGCAACAGCACCGCACGCATCAAGGCTCAGGGACAGGCTCTCGAGTTCCGTCGCATCACTGGTGTCTCGAACGCCGGTGTCGGTGGTGTCGCTAACCTCTCGACCTTCTTCAACTCGACCTCGGCTTCCACGTCATTCGGTGGCGTGTCGCTGAACCGTCCTACGAAGATCACCTACGCCGCAGACAAGATTGTCAAGTCGTTCGTCGAGCAGGGTGTCTCGGACTCCGTGAGCCTCCAGGCCGAATTCGCCGGTCAGGGCTTTACCGACCTGCGCCAGTTGTCGCACACGGCCCTCATCTGGGCTCACTTCCTCGGCGAAGAGCGCAACATGCTGAACGCTGTCTCGACTGCCTTGAGCACCTCGGGCTTGACCTTCACCGCCTCGAACGACACCACTGGTACGGGTCTCCCTGCTACCTCAACGTCGTCTGTGTACGTCACCCTCTCGTCGGCTTACGGTGAGACTGCTGGCGTGTCTGCTGGTACGGTGACGAACGCTACGGCTGGTCAGGGTGTCAAGGTCGCCATCTCCGGCACCGTGCCCTACAGCGCAGTCGCAGTGAACATCTACGTCGTCGTCTCCGGCACCACCTACAAGGCCACCACGCCTCTGTTGTCGTCTGCTGCTGCTGGCCTGACGTTCGCCTCCATCACCGGCACCTACCCTTCGACGGACGGGTCTTACAACTCGAGCGCCGCAGGATCGAACTCGGCGACTGGCTACGACGGCTTCATCAGCACGTTCGCTCAGTCGGGTGGCTACCAGAAGCAGTTCAACGGCTCAGTGTCGGCTCAGAACGAGGCCGGTGGCTTCCTTCAGGACGCATTCATCTCGCTGTTCAACAGCACGATGGCTGACCCTGAGGTTGTCATCACCACGGCTGCAATCCGTCGTTCCCTGGCTGCTGCGATTCAGACCAACTCGTCCAACGCCGCCTACCGTCTGAACTACCAGACCGGCGACAACGGCGTGGTCCTCGGCTCGCTCGTGAACGCTCTGCAGAACGAAGCGACCGGAACGATGGTCGAACTCGTCACGCACCGCTTCATGCCTGCCGGTGTCGCAATCGTCCACCAGAAGCAGTTGCCCTTTCCCGACTCCGGCGTGAGCCAGACCGTCGAAGCGCACAACGTCGTGGACTCGATGATCATCGAGTGGCCTCAGATTGGCTTCTCGTACGACATCAGCTCGTACACCTACGGCTCGCTCGCCTTCCGTGCGCCAGCCTGGTCGGGCATCGTGACGGGCCTCACCGCCTAGTCAAATCCGCTAGGCACCACTGCCTAGCACCGAGGGTCGAGCAGGGCTGGTGTATCCCCTTCCACCAGCCCTGCTCCCCTCCCAGTCTTGAAGGGAGCAGTAATGAAACTCGTAGGCTCAGACGCAGGCCTCAAAGAAGTTCAAATCAACGATGGCAAGGTCATCCCCCGTCAGAAAGACGGCACCTTCCACATCGAGGGCCAGACCGCTAGGGCTCTCGTCAAGTCCGGCGACTTCGCTGTCGCTGGCACCAACTTCCGCAACGCTCGGGGCTTCAAGTGCCTCGACTGCGGATTCAATTCTCTCTACCGTGACCACTGCGGCAAGTGCGACGGAACCAACCTGGAAGAAGAACAATGACCGTCATCGCCCCGTTCTATCAGACCGAAGGCATCATCGAGCCCTACGTCTCGCTCAACGAGGTCAAGTTCTCCCCCACCGCCGCCGCTATCGACTTCACGAACCTCATCGAGAACGCCAGCATCGTCGCTCAGGACCGTGCGCTCTCTGAGCTCATCAAGCGAGCGTCAAGCAAGGCTGACATCTTCTGCTACGGCAAGATGGGTACGCTCAACGCCACCCTCAACACCGAAAACGGCTGGTATCGCCCCTCTCGTGACGGCAACATCACCTTCACTCCCTCATTCTCGCCCATCCTCGCCGTGACTGACGTGCAGGTCGGCTGGGGCCCTGGCTCTGGCCTGCAAGAAATCACCATCTCCTCGAGCAACGTCGCCATCGATCGTGACCAGTTCATCCTCACTGCACCCTCGACGCTCGGGCTCTACTTCGGCAACCTCGGCATCGCTGGAGGACGCTGGGGCTACCAGACGAACATGTGGTGCCAGTATTCCTACATCAACGGCTGGGGCAACTCATTCCTCACCGCCTCGGCAGCAGTCGGGGCCACGTCAATCACCATGACCGACACGACCGGCTTCTTTGCTGGCATGACCTTCACCATCTGGGACGGGATGCAGGACGAGACGTGCAAGGTCTCCTCTGTGACGGGGAACGTTATAACCCTCGCCTCTGGTCTCCAGTACGCTCACGGAATCGGCGTGAACGCCTCCACCATGCCTGCCGCCGTCAAGCAGGCCGTCATCCACTTCGTCGTGGCGATGGTCAAAGAGCGTGGACAAGGTGGGCTGGTCATCAACGAGATTGGCGAGCCTCAGGCCGTCTCCGCACGCACGCAGACAAGCATGGAAGATGAGATGCAGGGCTACGACCTCCTCGAGCCCTTCAAGGTCATCGGAGGCCGTCAGTGAGCCGTGAGACGGTACGCACGCAATTCGTGAACTACCTGAACAACGCCGGCATCACCTACCTCGCCAGCGTCAAGACCTTCCCTGCGAAGTTCACCCCCGAGGGCGAGTTCTACGACAACGAAGACCCAGGGCACGCCACCGGCTGCATCGTCTACCCCTACATCGAAGCGCAACGAGAGAAGCGCATCGAACTGACCGGCGCAACGGGTGGGGGCAAAGAGATCGCTTACACCGTCGTGTTCACCTGCATCTTCCGCAGCTCAAAGCGCAAGACCGAGGACGCTGGCGCAGACTCCGAAGCCTTCCTCGACTCATTCACCAACGCCATCCGAGCATCGAAGAACTGCGGAGGCTCGGGGGCCATCTTCCAGTGGGGCGAAGGCACCACGCTCGGGGGCGAAGACATCGATGTGGTCTCGTACTACCCTCGGCAAATCAACGGCTCAGCGAGCGTCACTCAGGTAGTTTCAACTGTGCGAGTGACGGTCATCGAAATCACCAACTCCAACTCTTACATCTCCTAAGGAGCATCATGCAATTCACGTTCACTGACAGCGAAGAGCGCACCTATCCGAACATCGTGGTCAATGGTGCCGTGCTCGTCGCCGAGCCTGGTCAGACCTACGACCTCGACGCAGACCCCAGCGACGGACGCTGGACTGCCGTAGAAGCGACGCAGAGCGCCCCAGAAGCCCCTGTAGCGCCAGCAACACCCGAAGCCGACCCAACCTCTACCCCTACAAACTAAGGACTAGCGATGCCCTTTCTTTCAGCCAATAGTTATCTCGGAATCATCAAGGAAGTCACTTCAGGCACCCTGCCTACGACTGGCACGCCTTCGTGGATTCCGGTCTCGACTCCGCAGATTACTCCTCAGCAGATGTTCCTCCGTGACGAAGCCTTCCGTGGCTCGCCCACGACGGTCTATGACCAAGTGGCCGGCGTACGTCACGACGAACTGGAATTTAAGTCATTTCTCTTCGCCGACACCTTCCCCGTGCTCGCTCAGTCCATCCTCGGTGGCACTGACACGGTGACTGGCTCGACCGCCTACACCCACACGATAAAGGTGCTCAACTCAGCCTCTACCGGCTCGCAGCCCCCCACCTACTCCATCCTCGACTTCGACGGTGCGAACTACTTCACCACCACCGCATCGCAGGCTGACTCGCTCGCCCTGACCTTTGGAGCAGAAGCCGCAGCCGAGGCCACTATCAAGTACCTAGCGAACCCCTACACCTCTTACACCTCAGCGCCCACCGTCTTCGCTTCGCAGAGCCTGAGCTCAGAGCACCTGATTCCGGCATGGGACACGACGGTCTCCATCGGTGGCACGACGTACACCAACGTCACCACCGGCGACCTGACCATCAACCGCAAGACGCAGGCGATCTACACCCTCGGCACGCAGGCCCCTTACGACCTGTTCGCTGGCCCCATCGAAGTCACCGGCAAGTTCACGTTCGTCGTGGCTACGAACGCTGACGTGTTCACCACCGGCTCGAGCGCCTACGGTCTCACCCGTTCGCCTCAGGCCATTGTCATCACGCTGACCGACCCCAACGACGCATCTGGTGGCACCCAGCACTCAGTGGCCCTGACCATGACGACTGCGCAGTTCCACAACGTCAAGCGCACCCGAGGCAAGGAGTTCACCGAGATTGAGGTGGAGTTCACCGCCAACGCCAACACCACCGACTCTGCCACCGGCTACTCGCCCATCAAGGTAGTCACCATCAACGGACAGTCCGCCGCCTACTAACCAAGAAAGAAGGGGAACAATGCCAATCATCCAACTACCCAACAACCAGTCAGCAGTCATCGCCTCCCGAGACGAAATCAGCGAGCGCACAACTCGCTCCATCTCTCGGGCGTACCTGTCAGCCGCCAGTGTTGCTGCACACCTCGCCTCCCTCGGATTCGATGACACGAAGCCAGAGACGTGGGGAGCGTACAGCACGCTGTCGGATGACCAGGTGAAGGCGATGGACGCTTACCAGGCTGAGCTAATCGTCGGGCTCGTCAAGCAGTGGACGCTGGGCGACCTGCCGACCCTCGAGTCGGTGCTCGACCTGCCTAAGGCCACGTTCGACGCACTCGCTGAGGGATGTGGTAATGAGTTCAACGGCGCAGGCATCAACACGGAGCCTGACACCGACCCAAAAGCCCCTACCGTCGCCTCGGCAAACTAAAGGCGGCGCTCGAGGGCAAGACGACTGAGGTGGACGCTGAACTGTCCGACCTCACTCGTGAGTACCGCTTCCGCAAAGCCCTCGGAGGCTCGCACGAAGAGTTCCTCAACCAGCCTCGGCAGGTGACGGACTGGCTGCTGGCAATAGATCAAGTCTTTAGAGAGGTCGAGCGTGGCTAGGGTAATCGTCTCAGGAATCCCCGAGTTCAACGACCAACTCAAGCGTGACATGGAGAAGATGAGCCTCGCCGCTCGTCAATTCGTCACCGAGGGAGCCGACATCATCGGCGATAGTGCTAAGGAACAATTCAGGGCCCGTCCTGGTGGCTCTCGCACCGTCTCCAAGTCAGGCCACGTCTACTACAAGGGCACCGGCCCCTACAAAGCCCAGCGCCCCAACCCCACCATCCGCACCGGCAACCTGCGCAGCTCAATCTCTCGCAAGTACGTCCGGCAGTCGGGCAAGGGCTGGGAGTCCGGCACCGGCCCCTCGATGGACTACGCCCCCTTCGTCGAGTTCGGCACACGCTTCATCTCTGCGCCAGCCTTCCCCTTCATGGCGATGGGCGTGGAAAACGCATCAGAGCGCCTCAACGCACTCGCCCACCGTCTCTTCAATCAGGCTCAGGGATAGCACGACGCTTCTTGCCAGGGTGAACCGGCTCGGCTGCGAGATACGCCTCGACGCTCTCTCGACGGGCCTCAAACCAACCGAGC